GTATTCTACAATTTCGTTGTGAAAGTTCTTTCGTGCCAACAGTTTATTTAGTTCGGCATCTGCATCGAGGTATGCAGGAATATCTTTTATAAGAATAGTCTTGAGCATTGGTTCCCAACCATAATGATTGAGGTCTTCGGGATTATTCAATTTCCCATTATAGTATTCATACTTGATTGTTTTGAAAGTTTTATAGTCAACATCTGCCTTTGTTGCCATCATGCGATGATAGGTAAGAATGTTGAGATATTTGGAATGCAATGTGGGAATGCGAACCAATTCCTTGTTGGGTTCTGTTTCGTTTATTTTTGAATCTTTTTCCCATTCATTCATTAGGGAATCAATAGTCACAGGTGCTTTCATATCAACCTCGTTGTCAAATACACTTCATTATACAGGTAATTTAGGAGATTGTCAAGTCTTTTTTATGAGTTGCCATCCTTTATTTTTTCCATGATGTAAGGGTTTTCCTCTTTGTAAAGCACGCCACATTGAGCATTGCTGTAAACCAAATTTGGTAACATCTTCTTGTTTGTATATTTCGTGTTGTTCTCCGTTTGGAGAAATTAGAATATATTTTGGCATACAATTTTCGCCATGACCATTACAAGCATAAACATTTTTACTAAACGTCTCATTACATTTAGGACAAGTTATTTTTGTTTGAGATGGGTGTGTTCCATTTTTCATTCTGTTTAGATTGTGTTGAGGACCCAAAAGATTGTGTGTTTTTTCTCTTACTCTTTTTGCTTGTAATTTTTTAGAATGATCTCCTTGCCATGGATGAATACCCCTTTCAATTTGATATTTTGCATTTTGTCGTCCCAAATTAGATATTTCTTCATTTGAAAGATTGAATCTTTCGGCAATTTTCCAGCAAGCACCATAGTCACCTTGAATGTAATGAACATCATAGTGATCTTGAATTGATAATGCTACTAAATTTAGGATTGAATTATTTGTTCTATCACCATCAATGTGATGAATTTCAAACGATCTTCCGTTTTGATCTTTTGGAATTGAATCATAGAACGTTTTATAGATTTTATGATAAATAGCCATGCTGATTGCTCCTTCAAAGCAGTTAGAGTAGGTGGAGCTCCAACTCGCGACCTACATTCTATTTATCAAAAGTCTAATCTGTCTATCTCAAGAGCATCGTACCGGAATCGAATGTCTATGGTCATTGTGGTATCTGCATCTCCTGTTGTGGTAAACTGAATGGCAGAGATAGACACTGGATGACAGTAGGTAAACTTGAAACGAACATTTGGAAGATTTGCGTTTGTGTTTGTAGTCAGAACACCATCATGATAGGGTTCATTTCTTCCATTGGGTAAATTTCTGATGTATTGAGGAAACTTTGCAGGTTTAGTCAATGCCACCAACCAGTTATAACTTTCTTCCCAAACTCTGAGGTCTTCATCAACGATACATGTGATTGCAAAGTCATCAAAGACCAATTTGTCTCCATGACGATATGTGCTTGCAAATGGAGAAGAAACTTCTACCGCAGACGTTGATACTCCAGGAATAGAAATTCCCTGACAGAAGTATCTCAGAAAGGGAAGTGTGGGAAACGAGAATGTAAACTTCGTTTCCTGAAGATAAGAAGAGTTCTCTGGAATGCGTGTTAGTGGTGATTGATTTGTCATTTTTTCTTTCCTGGGAATCTAACAACAATTTTTGGAATACCTGTTGCTAATTGTGGTATTTCTTCAATCTCACCGCCATGCTTCTGTGCAATGTGTTGAGCAAAGGTTCGATAGAGTTTGACCTTTTTTACATCATTGGCATTTATATAGATTTCATTGGGTTTCTTGGTAGTCACAAAGTCTTCAATAGATTTTTGGATTCGGCGCAAGACGTGTTCATGATCGCGCCATTTTACATGATTTGAATGTTTATTTGGAGCATGGAAATAATCATCGATAGAGAAGTCAATGTTATAGGCGCGATTTGGATAGTGAGAATCTCTATTGAAGAAAACTTTTACTGCACGATTAGCAACTTGATCCTCGTCATAGAAAACAACTCCCAAAAGTTTTCTGGGACCAGTTGCGTATTTAGGACCTCTAAAGGTTTGCTTTTTGAGAGTTTCTGAGATATATTGCTTAAATGTGAGCATGGACATTCCTGAATTGTTTTATTTAATATTTATCTTTTTTCCTTTGTTCCAAGGAATAGATCCTTTTGGTCTACCACATTTTTTACCAATCATTGCTTTCTTCGTACCTTCTGAGATACGTTTTCTTTCTTCTTCACTTCTAGGAACTCCACGACGTGTAGATTTTTGAAGTCCAGTTTTTCCCTTGTTCCAAGGTGCTTTTCCAGTATTTGCTAGTTTAGTTGCAAGAATGTTTGCTTCTGCTTGAGAGATTTGACCAGACAAACATTTCCAAGCAATATGATCATATTCGTTTCCATATTCTTTCCATAATTTTTTATGTGCTTCGGCATGTTCCTCAACAGTAAGTTCGACTAGGTTGTCTGGATCATCTGTTCCACCCATGTGTCTAGGAATTATATGATGTTTGTGATAAATTGTCATTCCGCTAATCCTTTTGCTATCTAATATATAGACAACAAAAGAGGCAGGATTGCTCCTGCCTCCAAGTATTTTTGTATTTGTTTTTTATTATTTCCAAATTACGTGAGATTACGAATCCGGAAAAGTCTGTAATAAATGTTGGCATTTAGAGCGGAAGTAGTTCTGTCTGCTACTGCACCGTCTCCAGCTGCTGTCGCGAACGGGTTGCTTACCATTCCATAACGTGTCTTAAATCCAATCTTTGGCTGGAACGAATCCTGACCAATTGCGCGAACCATCTGTAGAGGAACGTATGGGCAGTAGAACAGACCTGCGTCATAAGGAGATGTACCCTTATAACCAACGCATGCCAATTCGTCGCCGTTTGAAGAACCACCGAAGTATGGGTCAATGTAGACCTTGATACGTCCGTGCATTGTTCCAGCAAATGTATTACCTGTGTCGTCAACCTGGAGGTCAACCTTAAGTGCAGGTGTGTAGTCGAGAACACCAGCCATCGCAAGTGCTGACGCAACGTCAGAAGATACGATGATGATGTTACCCTTACCGCGACGGGTTGCCTTCGCGATAGCGTTACATTCACGTTCAATCTGGAACACAAGTCCCTTGAACTTTTCAACTGACCAACGACCGTTAGAGTCGGTGTCAAGATCGAATGTTCCTGCTGTGGTCACACCGTACTGTGCACCAAGAGATGCAGAGCGGTAGATTTGACGAATAACTTCGCGGTTGATTTCAGCAAGAATTTCTGTTGAAAGAATGTTTGCCAATTCTGTTTCGGCATCCAGACCATGAACTGCCTTAAGGTCTTGTGCAAGTTCCATGGTGTATTCTGCCTTGAGAGCGCGGCTACGAGCAGTAACAGTGACCTTGTCGATAGCAAATGCCATTTCAGCAAATGCGTTACCAGCAGCATCACCAAGTGCTTCTGCCTGTGCAGTTGTCATACCAGTACCAACACCGTAAGAAGATGCTGTTCCTGTTGCGAACACTGGGTTGGTATTAGCATAACCAGCATAAACGTTTCCGTTTCCACCAGCAGCATTCATACCAGAGAATACTGTGTTTGCTTCGTTGAAGATAGCTTCAGTTCCGTCCATCTGCTTATACTTGCTGCGCATAGCAAAGATCAGTCCTGTTGGACCAGTCATTGGCTGAACGCCGCAAATGTCATAAGCAATGAGGTTTGGAAGCGCACGACGAACTAGGGAGATAAGAATTGGGTCATAAGAACCAATGTTGGTTCCTGCTCCAAGTCCGCCACCAGAGTTTGTTGGTGCTGCTTCGTTAAGTTGACGTCCTTCTTCTGCCATTGCCTTTTCCTGGTTTTCCAGAATAACGGCAGTAACAGCGCGACGATAGGGATCTTTAATTTGAGAAAGACCATCGTGGTCGAGAACTGGAGACCACTTCTTCTCAAGATGTTCTGCTAGATACATGTTTTATTTCCTTTTTAAAGTTTCTTTTAGTTTGGGATTGTTTTGCCTAGGGCCTTGACGTATGCGCCCATGCGACCCTGTACTTCTTCTGAGATCATTCCAGAACCGTTAGATTCTGCCTGATCAAGAACAGCTGTTGCATTGACCTTTGTTGGGAAATAGTTTTCCTTTAGGGTCTCAACCTTTTGCTGATAATCTTCAGGAGAGACAAATTCAAGACCTTCTGCAAGTGTCTTTAGTTTTTCTGCCTGTGTTGCGGTAAGTCCGTCTGTTGCTCCGACGAGAACTTCAAACTTGACTGCTTCATTGATCTGCTTTACCAGACCAACATTGTATTCAATTTCTTCATTGAGTTTTGCTTCCAGTTCTTCAACCTTCTTGCCGAGTTCTTCGACAACAGAAACTTGCTCTTCTGGAATGTCAATGTAATGTTCTGCAAAGAGATTGCGAAGACCTGCGATGAAATCTTCTGTCAATTCTGCACGAAGACCTGTCTGAATTGCCACTTCATTTTCAGATACCCAATTTTCAATAACATAGTTGAGATAGTCATCAACCTGTTCAGAAAGTTGTGTCTGAATTGCTTCAACAGATTCAT